AACTAGTTGGAGATTGGTTAATATAATTATAAGAATCATCCCCCCCTGCTCTTAAAGCTATATATTTTTCTTTACCGTATTTATCAATAAAGTATCTTGTTCTATTTTCCTTTTTAGTAGAATCTACATACGTTACAGCATTCCCATAATTGTTTATTTGTTTTTTAGGAACAAAATCATGGATAGGTATAAAGTTCATTTGGACATTTATCATATGTGGAAGTTCTTTTACTTCACGAAATTCTTTTCTTTCCTCTATACTATCTATTCCTCCTTCATTATTTAATGTAATATCCCAAGGAGATTCTTCAGGTACGTCATAATTTAAACTAGTAATTATTCCTGGTTGTGCATACCAATATCCTCCCAGATCTAGTTTATGCAGATTTCCTCTCATATATCCCAAATCTGAAAAATCAGGAGCTAGGGTTGATGCTAAGAAATTAAGTTTTTGGTACATAGGTATTAATTCACCTCTTGATTGGGCTGCTACGGTCCAAGATAATGAAATTTTTCTGTCAAATCCTTTATATCGATAAAAGTTTTCTCCTCTACCTATAAATTTATGTGGATCCCACTCAGCTGAATAATTTTCAGACATTTTTATATTAGTTGCCCTAAAATGAATCCATTCATATAAATTAGGATTATCATTATTTATTACTCTAATTCTAAATTTAACAAAATCTAATACTTCTCTTCTTCCCCTATTATAGACATATCCACTTTTATATAAAGGAAATGCATTTATTTTATCGAGGGAAGTTTGATCTGTCCAATTGTATTCATTTCTTTTCTTCCCAGGTTCACCTAAGTTTATTCTAAACTCATGGTTATAAGCAGTATAAGAACTTTTAGACCTTCCGGTTAGGTTTCTAAAATCATCTAATACTGTAGGATTGAGTTTAATTTTATTTTGGTTACCTTTAAAAAGTAATTCAGCATATGGTAAAGAATAACTATTTGGAAAACGAACACCCCCAATTAATGTATCACTATCATATGCTTTACCCTTAAATAATTGGGTTCTTTGGTCATTTAATATATTTATAGAAGTTTTTCCTATGCCTAATGTAGAGCCAGGTCCTCCTTTATACTCTATTAAAGTTCCATCACCTGTTAATTTAAAATCCTTTACAAATCCCCATAATCTACTTTTAATTTGATCTCCGTTTCGATTATGATTTTTTGGTCCTTTTCCTAACCCTACTGCAGTTTTATATGAAAATGAAGGATCACTATTAAATAAAAGAGGATTTAAACCTTGTTTATTTGGGTGTAAACCAATAGGATTACCTGCGGCTGAAATTAGAGTTGAAAGAGGGGTATAAACACCTTGGTTAAAGGGAAGAAAACTGTTTATACTACCTTCTATTTTATCAGCAAAATTTTTAATTTTATTAAAAAGTCCTTTACCTTGTTCTCCTTCAGTATCAATATTATCCTCGTTTCCAATAAAATTTCCTGTATCTGATTTTACATTGGATATGGAAAGGATATTTTGTTTAGCTAAAAATAAAAGACCTCTTGGTGATCTAAAATCAAAAAACATTTGGGTCAACCTAGAAACATCAGCAATAGATTTTCTAAGTGAACCCAATCCTCCTCTAATTATAGAATCAGGTGAAGTACCAAGTTGGGGGTTTGAATCTAAACCTCGGTTTATTGTATTTTTACTATCTCTAAAATCAGGATTAAGTGTAGATTGGATATATGGTTCCCTACTATCTCCCCCACCAGGTCTATCTTTTCTGTATTTTAATGATCTAAAATTGGTTTTTCTACTTACTAAACCTCTTCCCCTATTTGTATTTGGGTTTATAAAAGTGGAAGGAGTATTACTTTCAGGTAAAGGGAAAGAGTTTATTCCCACTGGGCCTGAAGCCTGGCTTGTTATACTTTGGGGATCTCCTATACCCGGAGGTTTACCTGGTAGAAGGGGCATTTATTAATATTAAAATTTGTTAGTTTCCTGTTTCGTCAGTGCGTACACCTTCTTTAGTACTCAAATTAGCATTGCTATAAGTTCCAGCATCAAAAGAATTATTGATAGGAATAACACCTGCAGCTCTTAAAGCTGAATCTGGTTTATTACCTGTGCCAAATCCATGTAGTGAACCTTCAGTTCTAAATTTTGATTCTAAGCTCATAATTTTTAAAATTTAAAGTTAATTGTGTTTTTTATTATAAATATTAGGAAATTTGGTAAGTTGTTCTTAGTCCACTTATAAGTATTTGATCTGTACCTACTGATTTTTGGCTATTTAATATTTCGGCTAACATTTGGTTTGTTTTACGTTGTTCTATTGCTAAATCATTTGGTTGTTCTTTGACTAAAGTATTTGAGGATGGTTGAGGAGTAGATCCTTTACTTATACCATGATATGGGCTCATTGATACTCCATCATTTATAGTACCTTGATATAAGGTTCCTTCTTGGGGGGATGCTACTATTGGGCCACCATTTGGATCTATTGCAAGGTCACCAGTTTTTCTAACTGCTCTACTAATATCTGAACCTGCTCCTATTATACCTCCTACTATAGCTCCTATTGGATTACCACTTATTAAAAATCCTGCTATGGCCCCACCAATAGTCCCAATAAAAGGTTCTAATACTTTAATTACTTTTCCTATAAGACCAAAAATCTGACCCATAAATTCAAATACAGGCATTAATGCTGTTGCCACATCAGCAAATAGTTCTTTTAATTTTTCCATAGAAGCATTAAATTTATCTTGAACAGTTTGGGCTTCTAATCTATCTGCCAACTCATCTTTACCTAAAGCTCTTAATTCTTTAGCAGTTTTACCTTGAATATCTTGTTGGAATAAAATATCTGCAAGTTGATCTGATTGCATCCCCATAGCTTTAGCTATAGCTTCTTGTTGGATGACATTCATTTTCATGAAGTCTTCATAATCACCTGCTTGTTCTCTTAATTCTTTAGCTAATGTTACTTGATCTCCATTCAATGCTGCTAATCTTGCTCTTTCAAGATTAATATTTTTACCTAGTAGTAATTCAGCTTCTAATTCTGAAGTAATAGAAGATTCAAATTGTAAAAAAGATTTTCCTGCATTTGCTACTTGTTCTAAACTAGCACCAAATAATTTAGCTTGGGTAACTGCTTTAGCAATATTTTCAGGATTAGCTCCTAAATTTGCCCTAATTGTACCTGTTACTTTGCCAGTTTGTTCTAAAATATCTCTTAAATCCATTTGAACTCCTTCTTGACGTTGGAGTTCATAGCTAGTTGCTAATACATTTTTATAATTAGATTCAAAATTAGTTCCAGTTATAGCGGATGCTGCTGCTAAATTACCTGCGGATTCAGAAGAAGTACCAACTACTTTAGTTAATTTAGTCATTGTAACTAAAGTTTCAGAACTAAAATTAGTTATAAAGCCAAATTGTTTATTTAAATTACTAAATGTTTCAAGTAATTTGGAAGCAGTTATATTTATATTTCCTGATTGTTTGGCAACTGTAGAAATATTTGACCTAAAGGTAGCAGCTTCATTTGCTGATAAAGCCATTCCTTTTTGAAGCTCAACTGTTTCTTTATTTACCTTTAAAAAAGCATCTCCTAATTCTTTAATTATAAAACCTAAGGCTACAAATCTAACAGCAGCTCTAACTGCGGGTTTGTTAAAATTTTCAATAAATGCTTTTTTGTATTCTGGGAATTTTGCTCTTTCTTTATCTAGTTCTTTAAATTTTTCACTTAACTCTGATGTTCCTAAAGCTCGACCTAGTTTTCCTAATCCCATTTTATTTAATGCCTCATCCATTGCAGATAGGGCATGAGTACCAAGCTTAATATTGTTAAATTCTTGTTCTTCTAAAACAACAGCAGTTTCAATTTGTTTGTTAATTTCATCTAATAATCCTTCTTTGTCTTTTAAAGTACCATTAATGTTATCTAATTGAAGTTGTTCTTTTTTAGTTAATTGTCCTCTATTTTCTAGTTCACCTTTAACAAGTTCTAAACGAATTCTTTCTTTTTTAGCTTGGATTTCAAGAGATTCAAGTTGTTTTTTAGACAACTTTTCTATCCCTTCTTCATTTAATTTTAATTTGAATGATATGTCAAATAAACCTCTAAAAGCTTTATTACTTTCAGTAATTGCATAATTACTTCCTTTAATTTCATTAAGAATCCCGGAAAAAGCACCTAATAATTCTCCAGCACTAATAGTTGCATCCTGAATATTTTGGTTTAATTCTTTTGCTTCTTCATTAGATTTTTTTAATTCATCACTTGACTCAGCCATATTTCTATAGGATTATATATGTAATAAATATTAAAAAGAGCAACTATTTATAGCTGCTCTTCTTTTGAAATTCCTTAGAATATTTTAAAAATTCAGGTTTATTTACAGTACCATCTGAATTTACTAAGGTAGATTTATCTGTTTGTTCTGGTGGTTTATTTGATTCTTCATAAAATTCTTTGATTTGAGAAAATGTATATTTTCTTAACCAAATTGGCATATTGTAAATTGTATAATAATCATACCCACCTTTGCCATGAAATATTATTTCATGGATTCCTTTAAATAAATTTAATCTAACTTGTTTAGATATTTCCAAGGTCAGGCCAAAAAAAGCTAAGCCCAATAGGCACTGTGACCTCCTCACCACTGTCTAAAGTGTATTCTAAATCTACATCGGGTTGAGTATTTTTAATATGATCCCTAAGTGCTCTTGAATCTCTAGCTAACATAGCTTGATCTACAAATTGTCTTATAGTTTTAGATTCATTATTTCCATCGACTGATGTAATTATATATTTTAAACGAGTGGTTAGATCTGATGTATCATCTGGATTTATTTTTTGAAGACCTTTTATCTCCCTATCAATTTTCTTTTCATCATGGCCTGTTAAAATTTTGTATGCAATCTTAGTGCCACTTGTAGGAAGTTCAAAATGAAATTCATTTTTACCTTGTGTAAATTGAGATTCATCTAGGGGTTTATTATCTAATTTATATAGGTCAATAACTTGTTCTTTATTTTTATAAGTTATTTTATATTCACCACCATAACCTAAAATACGAGTTGCAATTAAAATTGCATTTTTATCTCCAACAATTAAATCATCTATATCAATATCAGATACTATTACAGATTTTAATAATTTATCTAAAACAGTTCCGTTTTGGATAAAATTAGAGTTAGTCAAAATATCCTCTTCTTTTGCAGTCATATATTTGATTTCTACTTTACCACTTGAGAGAGGATTGTCTTTGGGATATACTAAACCTTTTGAGGGTAATTCTACTTCTTCAGTAGGGAATTTAAATTCTTCCATAGTCTTTATTTAGTTAATAACTTTTGTTCAGTAATAAATATGAAGATAAAAAAAAAGCTTGGCAAAGCCAAGCTCTTTTAAAAAATAATTGAAATATTTTATTAGAAATTCAATACACAGTAATCAGGCTGAACTGTCATTGATATAGTTTGGGCATTTTCTGTATCCCAGTCAAATGCTCCAAAGTTAGCAGTAGTAATTAGAGCGCCTTTAATAATCCATTCAGATACTACATCTCCAACAGGACCTAAAACATTCATAGTTAAATCCTTTTTGTAGAAATCTGAATACCCATCTCTTCCTGTGACTGATTCGTGATGCAATCTTACCCATTCCATTACTGCTTGAGCACCTGATGGAGTAATAGGATCAAATAGAGTAAATTCAATTGTACCCCAAGTAGTTTTACCTTTAACAAATCTTTGAATATTGATATGGTTAAGGGCAATTGTACCATTTGTTACACTTACAGCTCCAACTCCTTTTACCATATAAGCAGGAAACCCATCGATATACATTATGAATCTATTTACCTGTTTTGGTTCAAAGGCGGTGAAAAATACTTCGTTTGCGTCTAATACTGCCATTTTATGTTAATTTAATCTAATTCTTTATTATAAATATTTAAGTTTCAAATTTTATGCAGGGAATACAGCTCCTGTTGGTAATACATTAAAATCAAGTACAATATATTCAGCTGTCTTAGTTGGTTGTAGAAAAATTTGACCTACCAACTCATTTCTGTCAACTACATCTGCTGTATTGTTTGATTCATCCATTACTACTTGGAAAGCATATAATCCTTGCCTTTGTTGTACTGATTCAAGATAAGGGTTAACTTGTGTTAAAAAGTTATTTCTTGTAGCAACAGTATTTTGTTCAAATACTAATGTATTAGCTACTTGGCCTATAAACTCTTTAAGGGAAACCAATAATCTTCTAACATTTACTCTATCTAAAGCTGTAGCTCTTTTTTGTAATGTTTTCTGACCGTATACTACAACTCCTGTTCCTGGGAATGTAGCGATTGGATTAACATTTGCTTCATATAGTGTATCTCTATTTCCTGCAGTTAATTGTCTTTCAGCTTTAATTACAGTTCCTAATCCTCCTCTAGTAATACCTGCTGGGGCAAACCATGGATCACTTGAAGCATCTGTAAAGGCAAATACACCTGGCATTAAAGTTGAAGCTGGTACCCAAACATTATTTCCTGTATTAGGATCAATAGTTTGAAGCCAAGGCCAATAGGTTGATGCATAACTACTATCATATCCGGCAGCTGAACCAACAACTTCATTTACTGTAGATCCATATGGTCTTAAATCAAGTACAGCCAAATGATCACCTCTTGAAACTGCATTATTTACAATGCTAGTAAGTTGAGATGCATGATGTTGGGTAGTTAAACCAGGAGCAAAAATTAAATTATATTTGTAATTATCTTGATTTGAAAGAAGTGAAATTACACTTGTATAATCACTGCCTGTTACACCAGATACGTTAGTATTAATTTCATCATAAAATTTCTCACCTCCTGATATATTAGCACCTGTAGCGCCTCCAAATGAACCACTTTGAACTATAGGTAATGATCCTGTAAATTCATCTTTAGCTACTCCATTATTATCAAAATATTTTGGAGTCTTAAGATTGACAGATTTTACTCTTACATATCTTGAAGTATTTGGGAAAGAACCAGTTTCTTGAATGTAATAATCACCATCATCCTCTGTTAAACTATATGAAGTATCACCTATTCTTTTTACTATATAATTTGTAGAATATGGATCTAGTGATAGATTAGCGTATGATTCGATAACAGACTTGTCATTTGATTTATCGTCTCCTCTTCTAATTGTTAAATTAAAAGTACCTGAAGATGTGTTTGCGCTTGTAATTTCCCAACGAACATTATCTTTTGAACCTGAAGGTAAAGTACCATTTGAGCCTTCAGTTGAATCTGAGTTCATAATTTCACCTTCAGAAATTGTTTCTAATACAAAAGCTCCAGTTGTATCAACAGATCCTGTTTTTGCTACAGAGCTACTTGCAGGTGTAAAATTACTACCACCACCAGGTACAACACGTGTCATTAACATGCTAGTACCTCCATTTTGAAAA